GGCCAGGTAAGCAACACCAGCATCATACATCTTAACATCCACGGAACCGAAGTTGCCGAGGGTGTTTAGAGGGGATGAGCGGATGTAGTGGCGGATCCCATTACCCTTGAGAGATTGTGGATTACAGCGTAGGCAGAGATCCTGCCAAACGTTGTTCTCAACGCAACTCTGATAACTAGACATCTGAACCTCCGTAGAAGGAGGAAGATCAGAAGAGTCATAATCAGGGGACATGAGGATTGAACCCGCCAAGCTAGTTGGGCAACGAGAAACGTACTCAAAACTCAGGGAGTGGAAGACATACTGCTCCCATTGATTAGCCTGAGGGGCTAACCAAGGGAAGGTACTAGCCAGACCGGGGTTAATTGGCAACGACTGTTGTAGGTAGAAGGCAGGTGGGGCCGTCGAACCAGACGTGACGAGACTAATCATCTCAGAATGTCTAATTCGAACGGACTTGCCATTCCTTGACCTAACAATATTCGGTGCAGGTTTCCTGGTCTTTGTAGCTTGAGCTACTGGAGCATAAGATCTTCCAACAACCGGCTGAGAATTAGCTACGGAGGAGTTCCCCCTCCGCTTGTTCGTAGGCATTACGATCACCTTTCGGGCGGCAGGCGTAGAACCAGAGGAACCTAAATAACTCCGAATACCCTGAGAGATCAGGGGATAGAGAGAAGGTACCTTAGATTTCCGCTTACCACTGAAAAGTTCTGGTAAGGCTTTTGTAACAAGGGAAAGAGCTTGTTGTTGTTGTTGATTGTTCATAGTATGGGATTCCTCATGAACAGGAGGGACTATACATCCTCAGTATCGTGGGTCTACACTCCCGTGTAGTCTCTAGGCTTTTACGTCAAATATTATTTAAACAATGACGATTTAGCACGGTACAAGCCGTTTTGGGAGCTTTCAACTGAGAACCCCATTCCGGAACCCGGATCGGTTAGTTCACTACAACAACATTACAGAAGAGTTATGGACAAAAGGATAGATCCCTAGCCGAGTGATCAGCTTGGAGAGTTTCTTCTCTGCAAGATAAATCACAGGCCAGTCTAGGACCTCCATAACCTCAGGAGAGGAAGGCTTATTATACGGTCGGTCAGCCCTAGTAAGAGCGACTTCCGGTACAAAACCTGGAAGGGGATGTTGGAAAGTAACATGGGAACGAGGATACTTAAAGTATTCACTAAAAGCAATCTTCCTATCTAATGGTCGGATCTTAAATCTCCAGCCATCGGGTGGTTGGATACCCATACCACCCGAAGACATAGGGAGAAAAATATTCCGATTAGACAGGAATCGATTATATCCTCGACGACCATTCCCCTTGGGCTCGTAAAGAACTATACGAGTCTCCTGAGTAATCCCCTCAGAATGGAGAGTTAGATACTTGGAGAGTATATCATTTCTTTTTGAAGGTAGTGCACCCTCAAGAAGAAGTGGTATATTACCCACCAAGCCATTTCTGAGATCCCGAGAATGCTCACAAGCCAAGTCTATCTTAATTTGATTAACTGGAAATTTCTTGCGAACAGTATCAGGGTCAGAATCGAGATCCAACTCTCCCTTACTGAGGACCTTTCGCTGGCCGAAATATAAGCCAGAATTGAGGAAAGGAATGTGACATTCTTTCATATCCCCGTCACAAAAAGGAGAGCAGTGAACTGACATAGAATTAATGTTCAGGTACGAAGGGTGACAGTAGGCTTTGCCTAATGACATCTGAAGACCCACCTTATTGGAGGTTAAGCAATGCTTGCTCCAAAGATAGGTGGGCCCTGCATACACCATATCGTCTCCATTAACCCGTACAGAATTATTTACTAATTCAAACGCGAGCTGGAGAGCACGAGGGCTGGATAGTGTATACCCTTCGAGCCAAATGGTCTCATTTAGCATCTCGAAATCCCAGATTCCCGGATTACCGGAAAAGGGGGTGTTTCGAGAGGCTAGCAGGTAAGCAACGCTTTCCCTAATATGGATATCCATCACTCGGATATAAACTCCGAGGTTGGCTAAACACAAAATGGGAAAAGATAAGTTGCTACCCATTAGTTGACCATTTGTCTGTAAGGCGTCAGCGAGAACAGAACCTTCAGGATCCTCAAGCTCAGGTAGACCCCAACGATTGGGGAAGGCCTGAGCGAGATCATCTCGAATGTTCCGCTCAACGCGAG